CCAGAACTGCGAAAACGTCTTCTGATTTGTTGTTGGGTCTGTATAAGAACAGCCCATGAAGATCCCGACTGCAGTCGTCGCAGTAGTACCAGTATCCTTTGCAATGGTACCATCTGACGCGACTTTACAAAAATCACCGTAAGAAATCTGGGTGCCATACGTCGTAATGATTGGCAGATGTCTCACCTTTCCGGTATAAGACCCGGAACAACTGAGAGAGCCAATCGGTCTAGCCCCATACGGTGTTGCCGTTGTAGCCATAATTACCTCTAGGTCAATTGCGTGGAACTATCGGCTTCCTGAGCCGAAAGCCACGCGAGTTTTACGATCAGGCGCGAGAACAGGCATCCTTGGATCGCTCTCACGCATGTAAGCATTATCAACGGCCTGCATCTGAGACTGCGCGTGTCGAGAATAGTATTCTTGCCTAGACTCAACTTCTTCCTTCGCCGCCTTGCAAAGCAATAAGCCGCCTACTTCAATTCCACCCTTCTCTGCCCAGTCCGAACCATGATCGCTCATGATTTGCATTTCCGGGTGATCTTCGGCACGGACAGGTTCCCATCCTTCACGAAAACGCTTTGACACGTTCGTGTTATCTGGATGACCAACCATCGAGGTCCGTATCCACCGAAACACCCAGCCGTCTTGCGGCTCTGGATCAGGAAGTATGGACGCAGGTTCCCACGATCTATTGCGAGACTCGTTTTCGCGAGTATCGAGATCCCTGGGTTCCCTTGGAGTTCGTTCTTCAGCCATTAGGACATCTCCTTAATAAGCTGTTGTGCGTACTGCTGTGGTGTAAGTCCTAAGCGTTTTGCAAGCGACACTTGAGTCTGTGTCAGAGTGACTTTGCGAGGTACTGCGCCATTATTTCTTGCTGCTGGCGCAACCACGGTGCTCGCTTTTCTGCGAGGGGCAGTTTCAACGATTACGGAATCAGATGATCCCCCATCATTTCCACTGAAGTGCGTAGGAAAAACTTCTTTCATACGTTGGTCGATTAATTCATAATACTCGGGAGTGTTTGGGTCAACACCCTCATCTCTAATAAGTCTTTCGTGTACACCGTACGCAAAGCTCGTCATTTCTTTATCTGATCCGAACCACTCGTTCCTTTGCTGCCACTCAACAGCCTCTGGATCTGGCTCAGGAACCGACATATCCGCAGGAGGAGCGGCATTTGACGCCTGACGCTGCTCCGACATGACTTCCCTCTTCCAATCGTCGATAACACGTTTAGATATACCCGAAGAAGAGGCCTGGGCTATCTGCGCCTCGGTTAATGCCTTCTGCGCCACCACAATTTCGTCAGAATCGCCCGATTCGTGTGCACTCCTAAAGTTTTCTTGTGCCACGACAAGTGCTGCGTCAGCACCGTACTTACTTGTTTGATCAAGGGCCTGCTGAGAGTTACTAATAAGCTTTAGAAGCCTTTGGTTCTCCACCTGTAGATTCTGAGTATAGTTAATAGCTTCATTAGAAAGTTTTTCGGCAGATTCCTTGGCCCTGCGCTCACTATGAAAGTCGTATTTGAGCTTTTTGATCCGTTTTTGGACCTTCTTTCCATATTGTTGCAATTCTGGGTCGGTTTCGTCGCTAGATGAGTACCCCTGGTCCTCTTCCGGGCGGTCATCGACTACTTCAACACGAATGTCGTCAACAACTTCCTCCGAAAAAGACCCGGAATCGTCTCCTGGGGGCGTAATTGTTGTTCTTACGCCTAAAAATCTGTCTTCGCTGCTCATTCTTTCATTACCTTCGCTCATTTTAGGCCCTTTCCACGCCTCTCGGGTCTTCGACGACCGCTTCGACGGTATCATCGTTGATCAAACGGAATTCTTTTCCGTGAATTTTGATTCTCGTACCAGAAAAGGCACGGAATACCACCCAATCGCCCACTTTACAATAGGGTCCAGTAGGAAATCGGGAAAAATTGGCATAGGCATCGGTGCCCATGCTCAGTACAAGACCCGCAACAGTCGAAATCGACTCTTCATGCTGGGATTTAATGGACTTTATGATGCCGCCTTCGGTCGTTTCGGCGACTTCGGGAAGTGCAATCAGCAATTTGTAGCCTTTAGGCTCCGGTAATTGCGTTGCGACTCTAGATGACAACTCTTCCGAGTTCGTTTGGGAGGGTACTGCTCCGTCATATTCATCTACTGTTTCTGGTGCGAGTCTCGCCATTGTAATCTCTCGTTTTTTAATGTGCGCTCTGGGACAGCGTTATCCATTACTTACCCATCGACTAAATCTCTCTAAGTCTATCCTCGATATCTATAACTTCGCGCTCTGTCCACGCCAAACCCTCTATTGTGCCACAGATCCTTCGATACTCCTCCATGTTCTGTGCGGCACCTACGGCAAGATGGTCTGCCAATTCGTTCATTTGATCCCTGATTTTTCTTTTGAGCAACGACAATACATCCTCACTCACTACCAGACTCCTTTATAATATCCATTCCGATCTTGAGGCTTTCCAGGTCTTGGGAAGATTGAAATTCCTGTTGATATTGCTGCGCCCTTAGCATTAGCTCCTGCTCCTCAAGGGTAAGTTCAGCAATATCTATCTGCTGCTTGCTCTCAAGCTTTTCTCTTTCGAGATCGAGTTCTGCCGCATCCTGTTGCTGGCTGGCCGCAAGCTTTTGCTGTTCAAGCTGCTGCTTTGCTGTATCGGCCTGCTGCTTGCGTTGAACCTCCATTTCGCGAATACCAAGTTCCCGCTCCTTCTGCTGGATAATCGGGTCCTGCTGCATGGCTGCGTTTTCTTCTGCCTGCTGTTGTTGCTGCTTCTTGCCGAGCATCTGATCTGCTGCATCTGCGACAAGAGTGCTGAGACGCTTCTCCAGATCTTCGGGTATAGGTTCTCCGAATGGTGGAAGCTCGATACCAAGCTCTGTTTCTATCTGACTTCGGAAAATGAATGCCAAGTGTTCCCGTACGTGAGCATCGAGTGCTCCCGAAATTGCTCCACCCATGGGACTGTTTTGCATCTCTTGTCCCATTTGCGGATCATTTTTGAGGACCATATGAACACGCATATGGGCCTCATGGTCCTGATATTCAAACGCCTTGACGGGTGCCTGTGTAAGCATATCCTGGTTTTCGCTAACTGGATCTTTCGGCGGTACATCATCGGGCTGCGGAACAACCTTGTCCGCATTCGGAATCCCGATTAGTTCCATCATTTGTCGATGCAATAGTGGAAGATCATACATGTTAGGGGCCTGGGCCGCCAATTGCAGAGCAGCCTGATATTGCATGATCCTCTGTGCCATCGTACTCGCATTGGGATCTGATACCGGAACCACATCGATCCGGTCGTCGAAGTCCTCAGCCTTGATCCCCTCGCCCGCATCCGTCTCGTATGGATAATCGGGGTCCGTGTAGTCGTGAATAATCTTGGCTAGAATCTTATATTCCTGTTTTAGACTCGCGTGAATGCGGGCCTGAATCGCAGACTGCACCTTCATAGCCCGCTCCATGATCGCAAGAGTGGTCCCAACGGGAGCCTCCTGGTTCATGTCTGCTATCTTGAGGTCCGCCATGGAAGCGAATCGACGACCTTCTTCGACAATATTCCCCAACAATTGATAAAGGACCGAAGACGGTTCCTTATACGGAAGGAACGTGATGTTGTCACGTATGACTCCTCCTGGCACATCGACGTCCCGGAATTCTCCGGGCATGATGGGCGTGTCGTCGCCCTTGATTCTGAGTCCACGAGCCTTCAGCCCTCCAGGTAAATTGGAAAGTGTGCCCGCATCGACCAATTGACGAAGCAGGCTTGTAGCTGATTTCGCCAGCCCTCCGATCATATGGATCAGCCCGAGGTTATAAAATCCGATACCTGGAACATATCCGTAATGAACGAAGTGCTGTTTCTTTATCTTGTGTTCGTCATCCTCGTCCCAATTACGATAAATCGAAAGAATGGTAGCGGATGACTTGTCTATCGTGATTACGTAGGGGAGAGCTACTCCATCCGGGTCCTCGAATCCTGGAAGGTCGAAATCTACGTGCATCTCCAGGAGTTGGTGGCGATCATCGTCATCGAAAGAAGGGGACACGCCCCCAATCTCATTGAATTTCTCCGTGATCGGATTATCCTCGATATAGGAAGAGGTCAACTCTATATCACGGTAAAACCCACCGACTTGCAGCTTTCGTACCTGGTTGGTACTTCGAATCATGACATGGGTATATCGTTCCGCCTGCTCAAGGTCGGCCTCATTATATGCAACCACAAAATCTTCTGCGGGAACAAACATTGAGGTTGGCCTGCCGAGCGATGGATCGAAATAGATTTTACGGAATGCGGAACCTGCGAGTGGAAGACTAAAGAGAAGCTTTTCGGTTTCAGACCTATACTCCGTCATGACCTCTATAAGCTGGAAGTTCATGTAGTCCTGTACCCGACGAGCCTGCTTTTCCCTTTCCTTCGTCGGAAGACCCCAGATCTGGGTCTTGACCGGACCCTTGGCTGGCATGATCTCCTGAATCGTCTGACTCTGAAATCTGACTACGGCCTCGGAGAGCATGGGATGAAATACGCCACAGGCACCGGCCCAGGGAGTAGTTCGATCCTCTATCTCCAGACCAAGCTGGTCCAGCCCCTCTTTGTAGGTCTGCTCCCAGTCGCCCCTACTACTCTTGTCCGCATTGAACTTACCGATAAGGTCTAGGGCAATAGTACGTAATTCATTTTCTTCCATGGATTCGGTAAGATTGGAGTCAAATTCTTCCCCCCCACCCATGAGTTCGGAAAGAGGATCGAAGTCAATCACAACACTTCCGTCATCCATTTCAGTCATCAGGGAATCTTCTGGAATTTCCCCTTCTTCTTCAACAACGACAAGGCCTTCCGGACTCGTATCAAAATCATCTTGATTAAGAAGTCCGGTCAGCGACTTTTCTATTGCCATCTATGTATGCCCCATTCTGATGCTCGCACCTACATATAAATGAAGAAAAGACAACATATAGTCAAGTTATTAATAATAATCAGCCTTTCTCATCTGGATAAAATCCTCCATCGGCTCGTCCGATTCAATAGAAATAAAACCGCCCCTCCTGAATCTCAGCAATGCCTGTGTAGCGGAATCAACGAGATCATCGTGGTCTCCTGCGGGGAAGGCGGCGAACTCTTCGATGACAAGTTCCGCCCACCTCGTCTTGGGTGCCCACACATGACCGGACGAAAATAAATCGGATACGGCATTTACTCTGGCGATTTTATCATGACCCCTGCTTGGGGTGTACTCCCCTACGGGTATCCCCATCTGACGTAATTCGAAAATGAGAGGAGTCCCTGCGGCCTTAGCCTCCACGATAAACGCATCGGGATCGTATTCCTTGTACATCTGATAGGCTCGAATCTTCAAATCCGGGAACTCAAGGCGTTCCTGGAGTGCGTCCAGAAGAATAATATTCGTTGCACCGTCATCATTGGTGAATACACCCCATGTAGTACACGCACTGTAGTCGGCAGTTTCCTTTGCGAGAAAGGCCGTATCCCATGATTGGATAACAAATTCGCACTGCGGAGGATTCTTATGATTCCACTCCTTCCACCACTCCCTCTTGATAATCGCGCCTTCTTCGGCAGTGGGATCTTGCTGGTACTGTGCACTCCACTTTGAAAGGGGAAGCTCCGCCTTCAGTGCCTCAAGCTGTTCGATAGGCCAAAATTCCGGCCATACAGGATTCCCACTCGGCATTATCGCGGGAAATTCTATTACTTCCCACTCATCCGCACCCCCTCTTTCGATGGATGCCTTGATAATACTTCCGGTTAAATCCTTTTTTGACCAGCGAGTCATTACCAGGCAGATCGCACCTCCCGGCTGAAGACGCTGACGGGGACCAGAGGTATACCATTCGTAGGTCTTGTCATAAACTGAAGGATCGTTGAGTGCCGCTTCCTGTTCGGAGTGCGGGTCGTCCACGATAAGGATGTCGGCACCCTTCCCCGTTACGGCACCCCCAACCCCAATAGCGAAATATTCTCCATCCTTGTTCGTGTTCCATCTGCCTGCGGCCTTCGAGTCAACACTCAACGAAACCTCTGAAAATATTTTTTGATAGTCTTCCGATCCTACCATATTACGAACCTTACGTCCGAAACCAACCGCAAGTTCGGCAGTATGTGCCGTCTGAATCACCTTTCTGTCGGGATATATGCCCAAATACCAGGCGGGAAACAAGTGGGACGCGAACTCGGACTTGGTATGACGGGGGGGCATATTGATAATTAATCGCTTTAATTCGCCATTTGCGATGCGATTGAAGGCATTCGACATGATTTTATGGTGCCCTCCCTCAATGAATGCGGGCCATACCACCTTTACGAAGGAGAGAAAATCGTCTTGTGCACTCACCCTTGCCCTTGCATCGGAAAGCTCATCGAGCAATGAAAGAACTTCCTTCTTACCGCTCTCCGACAGAGAATTTATACTCTGGGCAATCTTGGAGATGTCTACAGCCAACGACAAAATCCTATTTTATTCATCTTCCATCTTCGATATATTGACAACAAGCTTAACGAGACGATACCACATGTCGCTATCCGTGCCATAATTCGAATCTTCGAGGTATTCCTCAAGTATTTCATTTGCAGTTTTTCCGATAAATATAGCCTTCCCGTCGCTTTGTAAAGAATAATGATTGGGAAATTTCTCGACAAGCTTCTCGGCATCGTATTCATCGTAAGTGTTGGAGCGAAGAGGCTCAATGGCCTCGTTCGGTGCAGGATTTTCGTCAATAGTCTTCTTCAGGCTCTTTTTTTCATAGCACTGATAGGTTCTTTGACTCATTCGTACGGATTTGGGTTTTATTCCTACCCCCTTCAATTGATATGCGAGTGAGGTAGGTATCAGGGGGCGGCCCCTCCTCCAGTCCCCCCATGGTCGGTTCTTCATCACTACAAGGAAATCGCAAATATCCTGGGATCTCAGAGTATCTTTCTCCTCTGACTTGAATATCCTGTTCATGTCATGAACGAGTTGGATCTTCAGGTTGTGGCCATCAATAACCTTTTGATCCAAATGCTTACTTTTTCTCCGAGATGCGGCACGGTAGGCTTCTACGGCATCCCGTAGAGTCTTTGCGAGTTTTTCATCCATGTAAATAATATTCTAGTATATATAATCTAGAATAAATAAATTATTCCTTATTATTTTAGTAGTAATACTAACAAACAAAACTAACAGTCTAGATAATAAAGTTACTTAATATATATATATATATATAC